TAAAGCGTCTTACAACCGAAGGTAACCTTTATAGTGGTGGACTTATCCGTTTTGAACGTATCAAATCACAACAACTTCACGCTTTAAAACGTGCTATGTCCTATGTTGCAGAAGACATTACTGGTGCAACAGATTTTGATGTCAGCGATGTGATTTCTAAATTAGATGCTGCCGAAAAGAAAGCAAAGGTAGAACAAGATACAACTACGTTTGGTCTTGAAAATGAAAATGGTGGTATTGTTCGCGTTTATGTTCGTTCCGACCAAGCAGATGAATTTGAAGAAGCACTTTCACAAATGCTTGCTGGTCAGGACAATAACAATGACGATGAAAATACTTCCATGGAAATTGCTGAAGTATTATTCAAGCTAAAAGACAAATACGATATTGTAGATGTTGATTGGGGCGATATTCCAGAAGATGAAGAACAAGAACAAACCGTAGCTGGTGATGCTGGTGGTGGTGCTCCAGGCGGAGCGGGCGGTGCTGCACCTCCTCCAGGTGGCGGTGGTCAACCAGGTGGTGCTCCTCCTGCTGGTGGTGAAAATCCCGTCGATCAAGAAAATCCTGAAGGCGATGAAGAAGGATTAGAAGGCGAGGGCGAAGAAGGCGAAGGTGATATGACTGCTGGTGGTGGCGAAGACGAAGCTAAGTCTGCACTTGACCAAGTAATTGATATGATGAAGGCTGATGCTAAAGCTAAGATGGCTGAAGCAAATGCTCGTGCTGCTGAGGCTCGCGCAAAAGAAGCTGAATGGACTGCTAAAGCTTCTGCTGCAAAAGTAAAGCAGGAAGAAGAAGTTCTTGACATGGAAACTCATGAAAAAGAACAACGTGATATGGAAAAAGAGGCAAAGCGTCTTGCAAAACTTGCAAAATTCCGTCACGATAAAGCAGCAAAATACAGCGATGAATTAGGTGGACACGAAGAAGAATCTAATGATTTTTCTTCTGGTGGTGACGAAAGCGAGGAAGAAGAATTAGGTGGTAATCGGTTTTATGATCCAGCTGATAAAAAGTTCTACGGTAAAAATCCACGTAAATTAAACCTTGCACAATTACGTGATATGATCTATTCACATCTTCGTTCGGTGAACAAATAATGTACACATTTAAAGATTTTCTTCGTGGAAAAAAGCTTTACGAGGTTGGTGCTGCTGGAATGGCTGCTCCAGGTCCTGCTGGTGCTGCTTCCACAACTGGAACTGCTGCAGGCGCTAATAGTGCATTAGCACAACAATCTGCACAGCTTCAACAACAGATTGGTGATATGAATACTCGCTTGCAACGATTGATGCAACAGAAGGCACAAATTGATAAACAGATTCAGGCACAAGCTACTCAAAATAGTAATCAGACTGCATCTACACAAGCAACGCAAGCTGCTGCGGCTGTTTCACCTGGTAATGCTCCAACGACTTCTAGTGGCACATAAATGAAAGTTTGTGACTTATTTGAGAATGATTGGGCTGATAACAATCAGCCAACTGATATGATTACTTTATATAAACGCCAAGTAGCTGCCTGTGAGTATTTTTTAATTACACTACAACATCTAATTCATCGCAATCCAAAGTCCAACATAATTGTCAGCACGGAATGGCAACAAGATGTAATCGCGGATTTTGTTCAATCTAAGGCATTGTTTAATTATTCGGCTAGCTCAATGTTCCTTTACTACTCCGATTTTCGAGACATTTTTTCTGCATTTCCAAAGGTAAAATCCGTATGGAATCAAATGTTAGAAGCAAAACAAAAGTACGAAGATGCTGGAGGCAGATATCAAAATCATGAAACTCCGTAATGGATAAACCTTGATTAATTAATATTTTATTCGTAATATCCAGCAGATATGGATACCCTCGAAGAAAATAAAACAATAAATAGAGTTATGAGTCCATTCACCCATAAACCTATGCAGAACCTTCCAATCGTGAAGGTACAGAATAATGTCGGCGGAAAACGCTATTACATTACACCTAATGGTGATAGATATCCTTCTATCACAACAATGCTAGGTCATCAAGAAAAGCCGTGGTTGGAAGATTGGCGTACATCATTAGGTCGCGAAAAGGCTGATAAAGAAACAAAACGTGCAACTGAACGTGGTGATGCGATTCATAAACTAATTGAAATTTACCTAAACAACAAACTGACGTTTGATATAACCAAAGGGTATCATTCAGAGTATATTGCTGGTTTTAATCAAGTCAAATTGCGTTTAAATAAAGTCGATAACATTCGTGCACAAGAAGTTGCATTGTATAGTGACACATTAAAAGTTGCTGGCCGAATTGATTGTATTGCGGAGTATGATGGTGTGCTTTCTGTTGTAGATTTTAAGACTTCAACCAACATGAAAAACGAAAATATGATTCACGATTACTTCTTACAAACAACTGCATACGCAATTATGTGGGCTGAAGTAACTGGTGAACCAATCGAAGATATTGTAATCCTTATGTCGGTTGAAAGGGGTATGGCACCTTTGGTATTCAAGGAAAAAATAGATAAATACATTAAACCATTGCTAATTCGCATTGACGAATATTACAGGGACAATCCATGACAGAAGCATTCAAAAATATCGATCAAGTATCAACCAACTTTGAACGCGGTATGTTTGACATTAGTGTTGAAACATCTTTTATAATGGGAAATGAGAAGTACATTCGTTCGGCTGCACAAAAGGTAAACATTCTCGAGTGCCTAGATGGTAAAAGGGCAATGGTTTCCTATGTTAGTGAAACATCTGCTAACAAAGTTTTGTTTTATTATCTTGTTGATGAATACAAGCGTATTATCCAAGGTGGTGCACTTCTAACAACTGAAGATTTAACAAAAGAAAAATCACCAACTGACATTGTTGTAACGGAAATGAATGGTGAAAAGATTACTATTCGTCCTGATCAATTAATTGGTGATATTGCATTAGTTAAATTTACAAGTTTAAGTTCCCCAAAAGAGTTGCAAGGTAAGACTGATACAGGTGCGACAATTTCTTCGTTACATGCAGACCATTATAAAATAAATGGTAACACTGTGACATTCACATGTCAGCCACTTGGTCCAAATTCCATTACTGTTCCTCTTAAAACGCAACATGCTGTGAAGTCCCCCGACGGTGGTACTGTGTACCGTCCTGTTATTGTATTAAACGTTAAAGTAAATGGTAAGTTGCTAAACAATGTTGAGTTTAATTTGAACGATCGTGGTAATATGGATCAGCCAGTTTTGATTGGACAAAATCTTCTTCAAGCAGGAAAATTTTATGTTGATCCTTCTCGAAATGAAGGATTAACAGTTGAAAATATTGATTGGGAACGTGTTGATAATATTATCAATGAAACACCAAATTCAAAAGATCCGATGGTCATTGCCGAGTTGTATCAAAAGATGTTAGATAGCAATATAAACTTTGGCGACCTTGTTCGTTTCATTAAAAGCGAAATAACAAAAACAGAATTGGATTACTAATATGGCAGTTCCAAAATCCCCCTTTACAATTGTCAGAGATTTTTTATCTCCATTATTGTGTGAACAATTTTGTGATAAAATTGGATTTACAGAACCTGATGTTGACGCAAAAACAAACAAACCACTACGAATGTTAAAGTTTGATGATGATATTCAAACTATCATCTATTCAAAATTAATAAACCTAATGCCTGCAATTGAAAAATATTACGATTTTGAATATCGCGGTACAGAACGAATGATGGTTAAGTGGTATACGGAAGGTGTGATTCCTATTACATCTTGTGAAAATAGTACATACCTCAAAAAGAAGTGGATACGTTCACGCGATCGAGATTTTACAGGTATCGTCTTTTTAAGTGACTATCAAGAGAATGAGAACTTTGATAGCGATTATGAAGTTTATGGTGGTAAGTTAGAATTTCCTCAACACAAATTTGGTGTAAATCCAGAACGTGGAACATTAATTTTATTTCCAAGCGTTCCTCACTTTATCAACGCAACAGCTAATATTCATGCTGGTGAATTATATCAGGTTCGTTTCCATATTGCCGCAAAAGAACCTTACCTTTATAACCCAGAGAACTTTCCTGGTGATTACCGTTCATGGTTTGCAGGATTGTAAAGAACCTGTTGCTCCTTCTGTTTGATACGCGATATAGTGTCTGTATACATACAATAACAATAACAGGAGATGTATATGGCAGACACAGAATATGTCGATGATGGAATGTCACTCCCAAATGCCGCTGAACGTATTAAGCTCAAAGCAATGCTTGTTGAAATGACAAAGCTAATGCAAATGAGTGATGATAATCGTCAATCTCTTAAAGAAATCGCAGAAGCTGCACAAGAAGCATTTGGTATCAAGAAGAAGTTTGTAACAAAGCTTGCAAAGACAATGTACAAGCATAATTACTCAGATTTACAGCAGGAAAACGAACATTTTGAAATCCTGTATGAGAATCTTGTTGAAGGGAAAAAGCAGTAATTGAGTTACATTTCAGCAATCAAAATTAAGGATGAAGTAATCGTTTGGGAGCGTGATCCAGTTCATGGTCGTACTTCTAAACGATTTCACGCACCTTATTATTTCTATGTAAAGAGTAAGGAAGGGACATATCAAACGATCTATGGGGATCAAGTTAAGCGTTATGATTTTCTAACTGCAAAGGAATTTCAAACAGCTCGTGAAGACTTAATCAGTTCAGGAATTGAACTTTTTGAAAGTGATATTCCACCCGAAATTAAAGTTCTTTCTGAACATTACTACAACATAAAAGCTCCAAAATTAAACATAACGTTCTTTGATATCGAGGTAGATTTCAGTAAAGAGATTGGATTCTCGTCTGTATCAAATCCTTATGCACCAATCAATTCTGTTGCGTTTTATCACCAATGGAAAGATGAGTATGTTGTATTTGCTGTCCCACCAAATCAAGAATACACAAACGATAACGTAGATACATTTTTCAAAGAAATGAATAAAATTGCGCCTGTTCCACAAAATACGATTGTTGTGTTTTGTAAAAATGAAAAGGAACTATTAAGGCTCTTCATTGAAGAAATTAAAGATAGTGATGTTGTTTGTGGCTGGAACAGTGACTTCTTTGACGTACCATATGTTGGTAAACGATTAGAGAATGACAAGAATTTATTTCGAGCATTATCATTCGATGAAGCCCTTTCTCCATCATTCCGTGAAGTAGAAACTTTTAACGGACAAACAATGGAAACGATGGATTTATCTGGTCGTATTAGTGCTGACTATATGGTTCTTTTTAAGAAATATGAAGCTGCTGGTCGTCCATCCTATAAGTTAGAATC